GGTCTTGGTGGTCTTGGGCTGTCGGGTGCGGCGTCGGCGGTCGAGGGCGACCTCGCGCGGCAACAGGCGCGGACCAAGATTCTCACCATGCAGGAGTTCGACCAGGCCGCCGAGGATGCGAAGTTCACCGACATCCAACGGCGCGCAGCTCTCGACGACCTCGAAGACGCCAACGACACCGACTACAACAACGACGGCATGGTCTCGGGTCGCAAGGTCGGCGGAAAGATTGGCGACGGTGACCCCGAGAATGACCCGTTCACCGGCAAACCAGAGAACAAGCCCGGCGCGGTTGCTCCGACGGCCGGCGGAAAGGCCAAGCCCGTCGAAGATATGACGCCCGAGGAGTTCAACAAGCTGTCGGACAAGCAGGCGCTCGCCGCCGGTTGGCGTCCCGAGAAATGGCTCGATGCCGAGGGCAAGCAGTCATCGGCGCTTTTCGCGACGTCGGTCCTGTGGATTGGACCCAACGGGCAGGAAATGATTGTGCCCGTCGACGATTTCGGCGAGCGCATGAGCAGCGGCCTGGAATACGAGGACTGAACCATGCTCATCAATCGCGCCACAATCCGCCGTCAGCTCACCGGGGAACCTCCCGAGGACCTCGGCTCACCCGAGGCACGCGCGGGCGCCCTGGACGAGTTGGGAGCCGTCGACGCAATCCCAGCGGGCCCGGGTCTGCCACCACCGGAGACCAGGGCGATGCAGGGCCGGGCCTCGCCGATGTCGCAACAGGCGCGCACCGGACGGGCGAGCCTGCTCGGTGACCGCTGATGCGCGCGTTTGGGCCAAACGTCGACCGCATCGTTCGACGGGCGACCATCGTCTACAGCGCCGACGACATCCGGCGGAATATCACGCTGCGATTGCGTGACGGGCAGCCGTGCGTGCTCGAACTCGGCGACGACATCGTCGTCACGTCGGGCTTCACCATCCCCGGCGGGTTGCGCGCGTTCTCAATCGACGGGGCGCAGCGGTTCAAGTTTTTGGTGCTGGGCGCCGTTCCATTCCTTTTCTACGCCCAGGGCGCGAGCGATGACACCGGCTTTCCCGTCGAGGTTCGCGACGTCACTGTCCAGCTCAAGGCCCAGGCGACGCTGACAACGTGTTTCGTCGTCGAACAGGTTTCATACGTCTCGACGGCGACGTTTTCGGATGCGTTCAGCGTGTCCGGCGTCGACATCAACGCATCGGCGGGAACCTGCACCAACGTGTTCGCTCACGGCAGTTATGCGACGGCGCTGGGGTTTCGCATCGGGCGGATTTACGTCGACAGACTCGCGACCAACGCGGTGCCGAACTTCCTTGCGGTCGGGGACTCGAACGCATTTTGGCAGGACTGTACCGCGCGAAATGTGCTGATGGCATCAACGGGAACGATGACGTTCGGGCAAGGAATAGCGTCATCGGTTTTCAGCGGCATCATTGAAAACCTCTCAGGCAGCGTCGACGTGTCCCTCGGGTCTCGGTCGGTGGTGTCGATTCAGTACGCGCTCATCAGTTCGTTTACCGGAAACAGCGTCTCGCCGACCTTTGGCAAGGTGACGCTGATGCGCGTTGCGACGTCTGGGGCGCGCACACTGTCGGCCTATGACGTCGACCTCGACAACCTTGGCGGCGGTGGTGGTGCCCCGACGAACGCCACCTATGTGACCCTCTCGACGAACGCGACGCTGACACAAGAGCGGGTGCTGACGGCGGGCGCGGGTATCTCCATCGTCGACGGCGGCGCGGGTGGGCCGGTTACCATCTCGGCCAGCGGCGGTGGTGCATCGCTCACGGCGGCAACCATCACGGTCCCGTTCGGGCTGCAGGCGCAGACGGCCACCGTCGTCGATGCTGGCGCTACAGCATTGAGCAAGGTCATTATCGCATGGGGTGCCGCAGTGCCCACCGACGAGAACGAGCCTGAAGCCAGCAACGTCACGTTCTCTGCCGTCAGCGGTGCTGGTGTCGTGCTCATTACGGTAAGCTCCAACGACCGTGACAACGTCGGCGGGGCGTATAAGGTTCTCTATATTCTCGGGTGAATCATGACTCAGTTTTTCGACGTTCGCGGAAACCCATTTGCAGGCCAGCTCGATGCCATCACCGGTGAAACCATCACCGATGCGCGCGCGGCGACGGCAACGGTAGCGGTGCTGAATGCGACAACAGCCGTCGACCTGAACGGGAAAACCGTTGTCGGTGTCGACCTCCGCAGCGCGGCTTTCACGGGCACCGTCGTCTTCGAGGGCACCATCGATGGGGCCAACTGGTTCGCGTTGACCGGCCTTGTGGGCACGGTGACGGTATCGCTCGTCACCGGCGCGGGCGTCGTCAACACGCAGGTTATAGTTGCAGTGTCGGGCTTTCGTTCGTTTCGCGTTCGCGTGTCGGCCTTCACATCGGGCTCACTCGTCGTAGCGCTGCGGGCATCGATTTCCGACTATGCAATCCTCGCGACACCATCTCCAGCACCATTCTGCGTGACGGCGACGGGCGTCGTCAACACTGCGGTGACGTTGACGATACCAGCGAACCCGGCTGGCCTCTTTCATCTTTTCACGCGCATCCAGATAAAGCGCTTTTTTGCGACGGCAGGCCTCGCAGGCGCAACGCCGACGCTGGTGACGACGACGAACCTGCCGGGGGCGCTGGTGTTCTCGTTTGCCACTGCGGGGGCTATCGGGACCACTATCGAGGAAGTCCTCGAACCTGCGTCGCCCATAAAGTCATCGGCAGCGGCGACGGCAACGACCATCGTCTGCCCTGCGAGCACCGACACCATTTGGCGCGTTACGGCGCAGTACCTCCTGGGCGGTTGAACCATGAGCACCATCAGTCTGCGGAACTTCGAGCGGCACAACGTCGTCAACGACAACGGGCGATTATCGACGCGGCGGGGGTTTGTGATTTCGGTGTCGTCGACGACGTTTGGCGTGACAAACGGCGAGTTCGTCGGCGGGTTCTCGGTACTTGTCCCGTCGTCGTCAGAGACGGAACACTACCTGTTCCTCCAAGACGGCGACACGGGACTCGTCACGATGGTCGTCACCGACGAGGAATGGATTGAGCGTTATCGCCTCGCCCTCGGGGCGCATCCCGACCAGCCGGTTTTCAGCCACGCGATGGTCAACAACCAGCTGATGATAAACGCGCCGTCGATGTCGGCGCCGCTGTACGGGTTGCCCGGCGGCGGGGCGATGCCTGCGGTGGCGACGGCATCGAGGAACCCCGACACGACGGCGCTTGGCGTGCCGCCGGGTCATATCTGCTCGTTCGGTGACCGGATGCCGATTGCGCAGGGCAGCATCGTCTATTTCAACGACCCGACCCTCGACCCTCGAACCTACGTCGGCAGCAACAATATCCCGCTGCCGGCGACGATTCACGCCATCACGCAGGGGCCCGATGGTGCCCTGTGGATGTTCACGCCGGCGGGCGCGTACTCGATGGCGGCCGACGCCCTGGGGCAAGGGCAGAGCGTCGCCGGGTTTATCTCGCTCGTCCCGCAAGTGCTCACCTCTCGCCCTGGTGGTGCCTGCTCCACGCCGTTCGGTGTCGTCGTTCTTACCGTCGACGGGGTGACGGTCCTGAACGGCGGGAGTTCCCGGGAGATCGGGTTCAGCTCGTATCAAGGCCGCCGAAAACTGACGCGCCCTATCGACGTGATGGACGTCCGCCAGTTCGGGCGAGTATTTCCGACGTCGTTCGGTGTGCTCGTCGGGTTCGGGTCCGACCGAAAATACGCCGTTGCCGTCGACCTCACCGAGGGGACTACGTCGTTTTGGTACACCGGCCTCGCCGCGAACCCGCTGAACGTCGTCGGGACATTGCGCACGCGCGACGGCGAAGACCTCATCATCAGTCGCACCGGCATTTACGCAATCCACACGAAGGGCCTGCGGGACTTCTCCGATGTTGTCGCCAACGACATCGCCGGGGCGCTCTGTGGGCGCGTACAATCGGGTCCACAAGAGAATCCGCTGGTCCGTCGGGTCAGCATCTCGGCGGCCAATGGCGGGGCTCCTGTGAGCGTCTGCGGCAACGGTGTGGTCGACACCGGCAAGTCGACGACCGTCAACGGGGATACCGTCATCGAGACGGACCTGTGGGGCACGACCAACTGGGCAACGCTCACCGCTCGCAGCGTTCGCGCGACGCTGAACGTGCGCGCAACCGAGATGGACCTCGAAATCACGCTCAGTGGTATGGGCCGGGCCATTGTCGAGAGCGCCGACGTCCAGGCCGGCGGGACGTGGACGAACAAGAAAGAGACGCAGACATGACGGTGGCCAACGGCTCTACCATCCTCGCGGCAGACTTGAACGCGCTGACGTCGGCGTCGCTGACGCTGATGCGTACCGACAACCGGCGATTGCCCGGGTATGCCCCGCTCATTTTCACGTTTCAGGGTCTCATCAACGGGACGCCTGCAGCTCGGCGAACGGCGCGGTTCGTGGTGCCGGTGAATATGCTTGTCGACACGCTCGCGGTCATCACGACGCCGGCCACGAGCAACACGGCCACCATCACCGCCCGGGTCAGCGCCGGGGGCATCCTCGACGACTGGGCCATGGGGGTGACCGGCACCCTCGACACCATCGCCAAAAAACAAGCGCGATTGTTGTTCGACGGGACGATGACAGCAAAGCCCGGGCTGGACCAATCGACGACGTCGCGCGTCGTGCGGTTGCTGCCGAAAGGGGCTATCATCGACGTCAACGTGTCGACGACAAACGCCCTTGCCACCATGGTTGCAACCATCGTCCTTTGCTCACGTTCGAGCCTTGCCCGGGGGATTTCGTGAAGGTTCTCGCGTCACAACAGAGTGTCCGGTTCACTGCGGGGGATGCGCTTTCACCCACCGACCTCAACGACGTATTTCTGTACGCGAAAGACGCCCTCGCCGACGTCAGCGAGAAACGCTACGCGCTTGCGGCGCTGACGTTCCCGTTCAACAAAGACATGGCTGGCGGGATCGCCAACGGCGACACCATCGGGACGCGAACGCAGCGCTTCACCTGCCCCGTGGCCTGCACCGTCGTGCGTGCATTTCTGAACGGTAACGTGACGGCAGCTTCGGCGTTGACGATTGCACTCAAGCGAGCGGTCACCGGGGTTGTCCCCACGGGGGCGACGACGCCCTACCTGAACGTTGCCGCAGGGGCGACGACAGCCGCCGACGTCGACGACACCAATATCCAAAGCGTCACCCTCGACGCCGGGGTCAACTATGACCTAATCATCGAGGGTGTGTCATTCACCACCGAGCGTTGCGACGTCGTGCTCCACGTCCAGGTCGACCGCTGGCGAGCTGGCGGGTTCCTCGACGTCCCCGATTTCGCGTTCGCCGATTTCACGGACGGCCTCGCCGATGCGTTGCTCGTCGGGAGCGCTGGCGTCGGGGCTACAGTGCAGCTCGCCACCGAGGTCGCAAAGTTGACCGCGCGGGGGATGACGCCGGCCATGACGACGTCCACCGGGTTCAGCGCCATCGCCACACCGGCCAACCTCCTGCGGGTGCTGCCGGTCCCGTCGTCGGCGCGGTGCTCGTCGCGCATCGTGCGCGCCTACCTGACGTCAGCGTCTAATGGCACCGGCAACACGGTCTCGGCCATCGTCAAAGACTCAACCGGCTCGACGGTGGCGACGCTCTCGAACAACCATAGCGTTGACCTGCTGATGACCGCCGACAGCGGGGCCCTAACCATCGCGCTGAACGGCGGGGTGGAACTCATCGCGCAGGATTTCACCGTGCAGTTTGCTGCCACGGCCGGCAACGTCGAACGCGCGTCTCTCCTCCTTTGGTTTGAATGGTGAGCATATGAAGGGCCCCCACGACATCGCGCGAACACAACTCGGCGTCGCCGAGAAGACCGGCAAGAACGACGGCATCCCTGCCCAGCGCTACATGCGGGGCGACGCCCTCGCCTGGTGCGCCGGGTTCGTTCTCTGGTGCGTCCATCAATCCGACAACCGCTGGCGCCATGCGTTCGAGGCCCAGCACTACAAATGCCGCCGGGTTTCGGGCTTCATCGCTGTCGCCGGTGAAAATGGCGTTTTCCGCCCTCGCAAGGGCTACGACCCCCAACCCGGCGACGTGATCTTTTTCGCCAACGCAACGAGCGACGTCGGGGTTGCGGGCAACCATTGCGGAATCGTGGAGCATGTCACCGAGGGCAGGGTGCATACCCTCGAGGGGAACAGCGGGAACAAGGTGGCTCGCCGTGACTACGCTGTCGACGACAAGCGTATCTCGGGATATGCGAGTCTCGCATGAACACGAGGACACACATGGACAAGAAACCAGATCAACCGCAGCTTCCCTCCGCCCAGGTCGTCAAGGCCCCGAAGCATCGACACCCGACCAACCTTCGCGGGTGGTACGCGCAGGCAAAATACCTGACCAACCAGTTCGTCCCCCTCGCGGTGCTGCAGACCCTCTCGCAGCTCGCCGACGATGACGGGGTGTGCTCGCTTGTCGAAGCAAAGCAGGAGGTGAATCAGGAAATCCTATTCGCCATGTTGCGGATGTTGACGCTGATGGGCCACATCGACGTCGACGGCGAGCGCATCGTCATCAAGTCAATCCCCACCACCAAGGACACCAGCCAATGAACGAGCAGAAGTTCACGATTGTCGACCGCCGCAATACCGAGGACGCCGCCGAGGTTGCCCCCGTCACCCCCGACGGCATCACCCCTGCAGCCATCGACGGCGCCGTGAGCGTTCACGAGCTCTACTCGTGCGGGCTCCCCGTCGGAGCCTTCGCCGATGTCGCGCCGAACACGGTGTTGCTGCTGCCCCTGCGTCGGCCGGCGAAGTCGACGGGTGGGATTGTCACCGCTGTCGACGAGGTGAAGGGCACCCTCGGGACGGCTTGCATCGCCTACGTCGTCGCCGGCATCGGCACCATCGAGGCCGCTGCGGACCAGCATCCGCAGACGTGGGTGAGCGTCGACCCGGGCGACGTCGTGGTCGTGCGTAACGCCATGCTCGAACCCCTGCACCCCGACCTCGAACCCCTGCTGATTCACCGCCGGCATGTGCTGGCAAAGGTCCGTCTGCGCGACGAGCTGGTCGAAGGGTGAGATGACGACAGCCAAACGGCGGGACATTTTCGATACCGGTACGCCCTCGAAGGCGCCAGTCTACAAGAGCGCGGCGGACATTCCCGCTGACGCTTGGGTCCCGCGCGTCCCTGTCATCGATGGAGTGGTGATGACGTTCGACGAGGCGGCTGACGAAATACAGCGCGTCACGTCCATCAACGCCGCGCGCTACATCCACGAGCTTGAGATGCTGGCGACGGCCTGGCGAGGCGACGTCACGTTGGCGGGGACGTCGGCCAAGGCGGCGATGCACCTGCTGTCCCTCGCCGCCGGCGCACCAGAGAAACGCAACAAGCCGGCGCCGAAGGTCTCGCGCCGCGTCGATGAGCTGCGGGAGCTGCTCACCGGCGACGGCGAGGGCGAGGCGTGAAGCGCCCACACCTCGACCGGTCTCGAAGGCTGTCGGGCCTGCTGATGATATTGAATCAGGAGCAACAGGGGGCCATCAGCCGGTGGCGCATCACCGACGCCCAGGTGGAAGTGCTCGAAGCCATCCTCGAGCACGAACGCACCATCGTCCTGAAGGGCCGGCAGATGGGGGTGAGCACGGTGAGCCTGCTCGCCGTCCTGGTCTTTGCCGTCGCGAACCCGGGCGTTCCCTGCGCCATCGTCGCCGACACTCGCGACAAAGCTCAGGGCCTGCTCGCTCGTCTCGCCGGATGGTGCGACCAGCTGGGCATCGAGGTGGGCTCGCGGAACAAAGGCAGCGTCGAACTCGCCAACGCAGGGCCCGATGGTGTCTGTACCATCATCGATGCGCTTTCAGCCGTCTCTCGCGCCGAGGGTGGTGAGTCTCGCGTCGGCCGCTCGAAGTCCTATGGATTCATCCACGCATCAGAGCTTGCCTTCTGGTTGTCCGATGCGGCGGTGTTTCGCGGGCTGACGTCGACGGCGCTCCCCGGGGCGCGCATCGTCATCGAGAGCACGGCCAGCGCGGCCGACAACCTTTTCCGCACGTTGTGGCATGGCGATGACGAGGGAAGCGCCGATGAATGGCATCGCGTGTTCCTGCCCATCGAGCGTCACCCGGTCTATCAGCGGGAACCTTCGACCATCGACGAGGACACATGGCTCACCCTGTCGGGGACGCGGTACGGATTCACCAACCGGGCGACGGCCGCCTGGTGGTGGCATCGGATGCGCGTCGACTTCGCAGGCGACGAGGACGGGGCCATGCGGGAGTTCCCGCAACTCCCCGAGCACTGCTTCTCGTTCGCTCGCGGTCGGTGGATTCTCCGATTCACCGACGCCGTCGTCGTCGCTGACGGGAAATGGGACGGCAAGGCGAAACGTTTTGACGGGTGGCACCGGTACCGCGATGCGATGCCGGATGAACCGGTGGTATTTGGCGTCGACGTCGCGGCCGGCGGGGGCGGGGACTCATCGGCAATCGTCGTCTTGTCGTTGTTGACGGGCACCATCCTCGCGACTTGGGTGAGCAACAGCACCAGCCTCCCCGACCTCGTCGAGGTAGTGAAGGACACCGCAGAGAAGTACGTCCCGCAGACCATTGTCGTTGAAAGCAACGGGGTAGGCGTCGGCGTGTATGAGACGCTCAAGCAGTTCTCGCGGTGGCACGTCACCGAGCAACGCAGCGGCGAGGAAAAACATTTCCGGCTGCAGCGCCTGAAACTCGCCATCGAGCAGGGCGTCGTGCCCATCGGGCCCGAGCTGGTCTGCGAGGTCAAAAGTTCGAACATCCAGCCGCCGACGGGGCCGAAGGGGCGGCCGTCGTACGAGGGCCTCGACGACGGCCTGAACGCCCTCTCGTTCGCGCGCGAGTTCTATTTGGATGCGCTGCCGGCCTCGGTGCCCGTCGACGTCGTCGCCAGCATCGACCATAGCGTCATTATTCACTCGTCGAAGGCGCTGCGCCGAGGGTCGCGGGAACGATACTGACGCCAAAAAAGGCCGAACCCCACCCCTGCAGAATCGCAGGGGCAGGGCTCACGAGCAGTTGCTTGGGCTGCACCTCGACAGGTTGTCACCGGCCTCACCCGAGGTCAACGGGGGCGACGGCGCCGGGCACTGCGTACCAGGCGGCGAGGGCGGCGTCAGTACGGGCATGGTCGAACAGCCGCAGGGCCTCGATGGCCTCGGTGGCGAGTCGCAGTCTCGCTGCCTGCGCGACTACCTGCACACCGAGGGCCCATTCACGGGCCTCGGCTTGGGCGAGGGCCTGGGCCTGCGGGTCGATGTCCTCGACGGGCATCACCTCGATGGTCACCGTCGGGCGGGTGTCGCGGTCGGGGCTTGCCCGGGTCTTGCCCGGCTTCTTCGACGAGCCAAGGACGACGGCGGGCTCCTGCCGGTAGACCCAGTGCAGCCTCTCGGAGGCGTCGTCGAGGCGTAGGTATCGGGCGACGGCATCGCGAACAGCCTTGAATGATGCGCTGAGATTATCGCAATCGAGCGGCGTCACCTGGTAGGGACGGGTGAGGGTGACGCGCGCGGCAAAACCTGGCTCGTGAGAGGCATGCTCCAAGTCGCCGAACTGGTCGCCCATGTCGGCGGCCCAGAGTGCGTCGAGCGTCGCCTTGCGCTCGGCGGCGACGCGAACCGCGCGGACGCGGTGGTGTTCGCGGTTGTTCTGGCCGCGCAGGAGGGTGACGTCGACGCGGGTGGTGATGGTCGTGCTCATTGGTCCTCGCGGGTCGTAAATGAGTTGAGTGCGCGCTGCCGGCGGCGATTGCGCAGGGCGTCGTCGACGGCCTCGCAGGCGGCGACGACACCGATGGCGGCACCGATGGCGACGGCGCCGACGAGGGCGATGATGCCCAGCGTCATCGGAACCCCGGGCGACGCCACCGGCGGAAGGTGGTCGGCTTGGCAGGCTTGGAAAAAAACTGCCCGATGGCATCGACCACGCGCTGCTTGCGAGCCAGCTCGCCGGGGCTGGGGGCATGTTCGGCGCATTGCTCGCTTTGGTCGCCGGTCAGCGTCGCCCCGCACACCGGGCAATCGTGGACCCACCGGGGCTCGTTGTCGTTGCTCATGGCTCCTGCCCCTCGATGGGGGCCTGGGCCAGCATGCGCTCTAGGTGCTGCAGGCGGGCGAGGGTGGCGGCGAGGACGAGCCCGGCGGCGGTCTCGCCTGCGCTGGTGCGCTCGCGGTCGATGAGGCTGCGCAGATGGCGCAGCTGGTAGTCGGTGAGGGGTGCGGTCATGGAATCACCGGCCCGATGACGGCGCCGGTCTCGTCGTCGACCTCAAGCTCGTCGGTGGAGTGTGTCGGCCAGCGCCACGACCCCGGGGTCGACGTGGCGCGGTATCGTGCATTCAGCGCGTCGGTGGTGCTCAGGTGGACGTAGACGGTGAGGTCGACGGCATCGAGGTCGCCGACGGCGACGACCAGGGCGGGCCACTCTAGGCCCTCGCGGTCGGTATAGGTCACGATGCGGCCGGGTGTCGGCGCGGGGATTTGGCTCATCGGGGAACCTCGGGGAGGGTGTAGGTCGGCTTACAGTCGCCGGCCTGCAGGATAGCGTCGACAGCGGCGACGGCGCGACGGCTTTTCAAGCCGACCACCGACAGCACCAGGCGCACCCGGTGAGGCCGCTGGGCGACGACATCGGCAGGGGTGCGGCACTCGTACCCGGCGGCAGCGCCGCAGAGTTCACAGGGGACATCAACAGCCCACATTTTCAGCCTTTCGCGTTCAGGTTTTCGTGTATCCGTCACCATTACCGACCATCGACCAGCGGGAAACCTAAAAAGCTGCGGCATTCTGCCGCCGGGTCGGTGGACGGACTTGGACGCATGGTTTTTTTGGAGTGCGTCCAGCGTTTTACGGCTTTCCAAAGCCCATTTTCCCCTCTTATTTGTCCCTTGGACAGACTTTTGTCGGAAAACAGGTCTTGAAAAAAGACCCCTCCGCAGTTGAGTTGCGGCTCTGTATATGCGGCGACATCAGCATTCCTGCGTCCAGTGCGTCCAACCAAGAAAAAACGGCTATGTGCAGCCGTTTTTTCGGGGTCGCATAGCCAAAAACCCATGCGTCCAAGTCTGTCCATGCGTCCAGACACATCAGCCTAAGTCCATGATTTATCACGGGCGTCGCTTTCGTCGTCACCCTGCGACGACCCTGACGACCCCACTCCGCGCAATTGCAGCGCTCGATATCGCCGCTCGCCAGAAATCTTGCAGGGCTCGTACCCTCGGCTCTTGACTTCTGTGCCGAAAGCGTTTTGCCCACCTGCGCTCTCGCCTCTATCCTCGCACCACGAACGGTAGGCTTTCCACAACACGCCGGACGAGACGGTGCCCATAGCCGCACGTTCGCAACACTCTTCGAGGAACTGCCCGACTCGGTCGGACTCCTCGCGGTATTCGGCGGTAGCGTCGAGCACTTCCTGCGGCGCAATGAGGCCCAGGCGCTGCCAGTCGAGGCACCAGCGGACGATGAGGGCCAGCACGCCGGCAAGCTCGGCGTGAATGCGGGTCTTCAAGGTGAGGTCCTCGCGGCCAACGAACGAAACACCAAACGGGATGACGCGCATGCGAGCCCACAGTGCTGGGTCCCCACCGCGCACCCGGGGCTTGTAGTTGGTCTGCAGGAACAACTTCTGCGTCGGCGAGAACGAGAAAAACTCCCCACCCATGAACCGCGCGCGGATGGTGTCGCCACCTGTGAGCTTTTTCAACATCCCCTCGTTGAGCTTGTCGCTGGGGCGCAGCTCGGCGGCGACGCCAAACCGGACCCCGAGGAGCTGCGCGAACATATTGGGATGGGGGTCATTGCGGGCTTCGAGGATGACGTCGTTCGGCAACGCCGTGGCGTACGGGCCAAGGGCCGAGAAGACCGCTTCGACGAGGGTGCCCTTTCCGTTGCGCCCGGTCTGCCCCCACAGCACGGGGAAAACATGCTCGCGGATGACGCCCGTCGCAGCGTACCCGATGCACCTACCGAGGTACTCGCGGGTCTCCTCGACGGGCAGAATCTCGGCGAGGAAGGCGTCGAACACCGGACACTTCGCAGCGAGGTCAAACGCGACGGGGATGATGCGGGTGCAGAGGTCCTCGCGGCGGTGCGGCTGCAGTTTCCCCGTGCGCAGGTCCACCGTCCCGTTCTTGCAGTTCAGCACCCAGGGGTCGACGTCGAGCTCGTTGCTGGCGACGCTGATGCCGGTCTCGCTGGCGGCGAGGGTGAGCATCGCCGCGCGACGTGATGCAGCCTCGCTGCGTTCGGCGTGACGACGCAGAAGAGTCTTCTTGGCGAGGTCAGGCTCGCCGACGGCGTCAAACTGCCATGACCGTGCGACGGTTTTTGTCGCATGCAAGGCCGCAGCATCCCCACCACGTTCCCAATGCGTGCCCGTCCAATGTAACCACACGTCCTCGTCGACGAGGTACCGAAAGTCCTGTCCGTGCATCCGTACCCAGCGCTCGGCGTTGCCGCTGTCGGTGAGGTAGTCGGCTGCACCATTGGCGGCGGGCGGGGCGGGCTGGATGATGCCGGCGACGGTGCTGCGCTGGGCATCGAGGATGAGCGCCTGGAGTCCTTCGCGCGTGCCACCGGCGGCAATCCAATCGGCGGCGTCGGCGCCCTTCTGGTTCTGCGAGGTGCTGATGGTCAGCACCTCGGCAGCGACTCCTCGCAGCGCGGTGGAAATCTTGCTCATGGCGGCGCGTCCGACGTCATCGTTGTCCGGCCACAAGGCGAGGTGAGCTCCACGAAAATGCTCGGCGAACTGCGGGGTCCACGTCGTCCGCTCGCCCTCCCCGACGGCGCCGGTACCACCGGCCCAGGTTGTGGCGACGATGCCCAGACCGGCGACTGCATCGGCGGCCTTCTCGCCCTCGGTCAGGACGATAAACGCACCCGAGGCCCGGGCGGCGACGAGCTGCGGGAGGCGGTAGGGCAGCTGCACCGAGGCCTTGCCCGGGTACCCGTCGGCCTGGTGCTGCGAGTAGGACTTGCGCTTCCCGTTGCTCCGCCCGTCCCTTCCACGGCCGGGCTCCCATCGTTTCACCGAGTAGGCTCGGGCCCCGTCGGCATCGAGGTAGTGCCATTCAGCGACGATGCGAGGGATCTCCTCGGCTACCTCTTGTAGAGGTATCCCGGCGATGGTCGACAGCTCCTCGAGGGCCTGGACGAACCCGACGCCTCGCAGGCGTTCCAGCATCGTGAGCGCATCGCCACCCGCCCCACACGCGCGGCAAATATAAACGCCCTTGCCGTCGTCGATGTCGAGAGATGGGGAAGTGTCCTTGTGAAACGGGCAGACGGCGCTGTAGTGCGGGCCGTGCTCGTGCTTCACTCGCTGGCAGAAGACGCGGGCAACGGCGGCCATCGACGACGCTCGTTTGACGTCGTCGATTGATTGCTGGGTGTACTTCACTGGGGTGCCTCGTCGTGGTGCGCGCGCGTGTCGTGTGTGCGAGCGCTGGTTGGTCTGTGTTCGATGGGGGCTCGTAGTTGCCAGAGAAGCGACGGGGCGGCAATGACACCCGCCCCGTCGCTTCGTGTTGCGCTCAAATGTGGCGCAGCTTCATCGCCAGTGCGTAGGCCTTCGCGTCGGCTCGTCTTTGCGCGCTGCGTTCCTTGCTCGCCGCAGTGTCCTTCGCTCGTTGCGCGATGGTTTTTTTT